CTTGAATTAGTTCCTGATCTGCCTCAGCTGTCTCTTCTTCCTCTTCAGGTTCCAAGTCTAGCTCAGGTTGAACTTCAACTGGCTCAGCATCTGCGACCCATTCTTGTCCAAACATTTGGTTACTTAATTCGTTTTTGAGATTGTCTACTTTATCTGCTAGTCTATCTCTTAAAACAGAATCCAAAGCTTCACCTGCTTTGTTTGGTTTGTCGTCCATTGCCAAGTCAACTATATCTTTTACATTATCAGTCATTATATTCTCCTGTTTTATTTATATATCTTACACTTGCTCAGGCGGTGCTTCAGGGAATCCATCGTCTTGTTGCCCTTGATCATCGCCCATTTGTGGCTCCATATCATCGTTTCTTTCTTGTTCTGCTTCAGCATCTACTTCCATTTCTGCTTGCATATCTTCAATTTCTCTATCTGTTTGCTTAAGAACATTCTTCTTAACCCACATAGTACTGAAGTATTTACCAAGGTATGGATCCACATCATTAACAGCACTGATCTTCTCTCTAAAGATTTCTAGTGCTTTCAACTCTGAGAAGTGACTGTCAGTAACGTAATCAAATCTAATTTCTCTCCTAATGGCGGGCCAGTCGTCAGGCGTAATAATACCTTTCAACACAAGTTGCTTTTCTAAAGCTGACTCAAATAATCTTGAGAACTTTAGTCTAACTCTTGCTATAAATTTTTGAAACTTGATCTCATCTCTACTGATTTCAGAAGCTCTACCAATAGCAAAACCTTGTTCAGGTTCTAATCTTGATACCGGTACATTCAGAGCTCGATATAATTTTTTCTGGAAGTATAGAACATCGTCCATCTCTCCCAAGTTCTGTCCTGCTGGAAGTGTAGTAATTTCTGTGCCTTTACCTCCTTCTCTTCTAGGCAGCCAATAGTCTTCTAACATTGTCATGAACTTACGATCATCTCTAAGTTCACCAGTGGTAGCATCATAGACTAATCTATTTTTATGCTTAGCCATCATGTCTCTGAGGTATTGTTCTGCTTTTAGCTTTGGTAGATTTCCAACATCGATATAGAATATTCTACGTTCTGGTGCACGTGAGATTCTATAGATTACTGTTGCGTCTTCTAAGACTCTTAATTGGTTTAAAGGTTTGATTGCTTTGTGGAGATGTGAAAGAACCATTTTATTGGATTCGTCCATTAAGCCTGACGTACAATGTAGGATACTATCTTTGGCTATCTTAAGGCCTTGTGTAGTTCCTTGAGCGGGGTTCACTGTACCAGGTCCGCTTTTAAAACCTTTATCATTGTACATATAGTATTCTTGTTTTGTTTGATTCATCAAAACTGTGCTTGAGCCATCACCGGCTTTCTTTTTACCGACCTGTCTAACTTTTCTAATCTTTCTAGGGTCGATGTATCTTAGTTCTTGAATACCTTCAAAGTCCAATAGGTCTTTGACATTGTCAAACTCGTCGAAAATTTTATCTTTGATTGTGTCCGCTACTCGGACTTGGTCTAGGTTGATCTCTACTGTATGAGAGTCAGGGTCGTATACTATGGATTCATTAACTACATCATCAATTGCGTTTTCGCACTCAGGCTGCATAGACATCTTACGATATCTAGTTACAAGCTCTCCCTCGTTCTTTGCTGTCTGCTCAAGGTCTACGTATTGTCCATATACGCCTCCTTCAGCTACAACGACTGCACCGTCATCATCTGATTTAGTGACGAATGAGCCTAAGTCTTTATCAGACTTTCTGTTGATTTCGAATCCGAATAGTTCCATAGTTACCTCATAATATATTTATAACGGTATCATTGTACCGTGGAAAGGAAATAAGGGCAACGCTATGTTGCCCTTTAACCTTAATTTCCGCCTGCGTTGCCTGTAGAACCACCAGTTACTTCCCACCAGTCGTACTGGAAAGTTACCTGGAATTCCTGAAGCACGTCAGTCGCATTCCAGTCTACTTCCATTTCAGTGATGTTCACTGGGAAGATACCATTAAAAGAATACTCTCTTATTGGGACGCCTGTCTTGCTATACTGAATAACTTGGGCTGTTGATTTGTATGAAAGGTCACTAGCTGAACCAAAACCTCTTACGTTACCCAAATGAGAGTTGATTGTATTCATCCACTCTTCCATTGAGTTTCTAATTAAGAAGTCTTCGTCGTTGATGACTGTTACGTTCCATTCAGCAAATGTTCTGTCACCTGCAATCTTTACTTTTCTACCGAAGTATGGTACTTCAATGAAACCTAAAGTTGATGCAGGTACCTGTGAAGCTCTAATTAAGAACGGGCTCTTCAGGTCTCCTGCACTGTTTGCTGGGTTAGAGATGTTTACTTGGAATAGAGTCGGTCTAGCACCACCAAGTGTTAGCTGGGACCTCATTTCATTAATGTTAAAAGCCATTTTTTTCTCCTATTCCTATTTATTAAAACTTACCAACTATCTCTGAGAATTCAACTCCAGATCTAACTGCTACGAAGTTCAATTGAATGAAGTTGATTGATCTAGAAGGCTTGATGTAGATATCACCTACAAACTCGTTTCTATCAATTACTTCACCAGTATTGTTTGTTTCGTCACAGACAACCTTAAAGTCTACGATTCCTCTTCTTCCTTGTACATCCCTTAGGAAAGGCTCGACCAAGTTCTTGAACTGTGATCTTGTAAAGCCATCATTAAATTCAAACAATGTGAATTTAGATGCTGTTGCAATTGCTTTTTCTAATACGATGAACAATCTTCTTACGTTAATTCTATCAAATGCAGAAGGCTTACCAAGTAGTGTCTTATCACCAAACAAGAGTGTACCTTGTCCAGGGAATGTTACAACTGGGTTGATATCTGCTTGATAGAGTTGATCTCTCTCTGCTTTCTTTGGATTGAATGGCAACTTAACGATGTTCTTGATTCCACCTCGGTTATAACCAGCAGGTGAGAACCATGCATCTCTAAGTTGATCTGTGTTAACTGCAAGACCAGCAATGTCACCGTTCAATGGTACATATCTGTACTTGTCTGCATACTTATCGTATTGATATTTGTATCCAGAATCCATGAACAAGTAAGATGAATTATTAATATCATCTCTAAAGACTTTAATGTCTCTTAGCTCATCGCCTGCATTGTTAACTACGTCATCCTTGTCAGGTGAAATAAATGCAACACAGTCTCTTCTAACCTCACAGATGTTATCTCTGATGTGCTTAGCAAGACCGGATTTGTTTGTTCCACCAATTGCTTTACCTTGAAGAATAAGACTTACGTCTACGTCTTCAGCTGACTTGTAAAGGTCGTATCCTTTTGTTACCGTTCCAAGAGATACAGTTGATTCGTCTCCAGAATCAACACCACCGCTTAATGGATCGTAAACTGCTGCTGTAACTGATAAAGCTGTAGATGTTGCTGCAGTTGTGTCTGCTGCAATTCCTGTTGCATCAGTTGTAGCATAGATCCAGTTAGATGATCTCTCGATAACATTTCTCCAGTAATTTGTCTCACCAGATTCTGTTTTAGCATCTTCTGCTCTTGATACGCCTTCGTATACTTCTAGTATTGTATTTCTTGTTCCTGTGATATCTCCGTCTTCGTCTTCAACAACTAAGTGAAGCTCATCACCAGCACCGCCTTTTGCGTCTGCAAAGTTTGATGTGCCCGGTGCGGATCTTACAACATCCCAATGTTCCCATCTTCTTTCTACGGTACCAATCTGGCCGTTTGCATTAGCTGCAAAAGAAGTTAGGTCAGTGTCACCTGTATATGCCTTGTCCAAGACAATTGCAGTTGAGTTAACTGATGCTACGTCGATGTTAAAGAATCCAATAGAAGAGTTACCAAAGTATAATTTGTCACCTGCTTTAACTGTTGCCTGTACGTCAGAACCTGTGTTTGCAATCTTAGAACCGTTACCGATTGTGATCGCTGCACCAGCGTTTGCTGAGTATGCTTCTGTAGAAGTACAAACAGAAACCTTAAGTGAGTTACCTAATGTACCAGGATACCTGGCCAAAAAGTCTGCACCTGAAGGAATTGTTGTGTCTTCTAAAGCATCTTCGTTCTTAACGAGAACAACATTACCGCCAGAACCCGCATTACGAGCTGTGTCTTCACAGACACGAGTGACATATAATTTATTTCCGTATGCTAAAAAGTTAGCAGCCGAAAAGAATGTTTCTACATTGAACAGGTCTCCGTTCGCAAATGGCTTGGGATCTGAAAATCTAGCAGCCAACGTTTCTTCGCTATCTACTAGAACACGAGTATCCACTGGTCCCCATTTGAAAACACCTGCAATTGCGCCTTCTGTAGTAGAAACTGCTGGTACAACAGTACTCAGATCAATTTCTGATACATTTACGCCTGGACTAACCTGAAATGGCATTTCAATTCTCCTTTATTTTTAATAGTGTATAAAAGCTCTCGATATATTTATACTTTCGCGTACTTCAAAAAGTACTGTCTCTCTCGTAATCATAGTCCCAGGATCTTACGAGTTCACCACCTTTAAATTCATCATCATCTTCCCAGGAATCATCGGTACCCTTATCTATAAAACCAAAGGGCACGAGTTCATCCTCTATAGCTTGTGCGTTTAACTCGTATAGGTTTTTCCTTATATCAATGTCAGTTAACTCTTTAAAGTAGTCTTGTTGTGATAACCAAGCAAATAAAACAAGGCACATTACCAAGTCATCATGTTGGCCATCTTCTGCTTCATAGTTCGTTCCTCTTTTATTAGCAACGAACGTAGTTAACTCTGACAATATATCGAAATCATTTATTA